CCTCAATGGGCTCCCCCGGTAAGTCGGGAACTCTCTGCCTACACTAGATGCTGTGCATCCGTAGTGTTGTGACAAAGGTCTAACCTAGTTGCAGCCGGCCGGTGTAGGCCAACCTTTCTACGTCCGAAAGGACATTTTAACATGGGTGGGTACGACAAGAGACGGTACGTTAACCGTCGCAGAAGTATCGGCTATAAGTCGAATTCTTCTGGACAATATACGTCCTATCAAGTCGCACACTCTGTGTGCTCGGTGACCTCTTGGAGGTCTGACCCTGAAGGTATCCCGCTGCTCGAAAGCGCAGTGGACCCTTATGCGTGGTTTATCGGTCAAGATAGCCAGCGCAGACGGAAGGCGGCAGTTGCCGCTCGACGACAGGGAAGCGATCAGAGTTGGGTAGTTGACAATGGTCACGCGTTCCAGTTGGAACGCCACACCATCTACCCGCTTGCTCCCAGTGGATCAGGACGCTGGTGGGGTAACGTGTCCCAGGCTAGTAATTACCAGTCTGGTGGCATTATGACCACCTGCAATCCTCGCATAAATCTGCTTTCTAGAGGCCGGATGCTATTCGGCTACCAGAACGCGGCGGGGGAGGGTTATGTAACCCCTCTTGCTCGTGCTGCAGATTGGCCCCATAAGTACTACGGGGCCAAAGCGATTTCCACTCTCGCACCGACTAGACCAAAGATCAATCTGGCTGTCTCCATTGCGGAGATACTCCGTGAGGGGGTCCCAGGACCCCTTTACGGGAGCACCCTTAAGAGCCTTGTAGACTTTAACCGCCGAGGTGGCGGAAGCAGTCTCAAGCTAGCTCCGGGTGATCTGAAGAGGCTTAAGCCCCTAAAGAACGCCAGCAAGGACTATGTGGCATTTTTCTTCGCCATAAAGCCCCTGTTACAAGATCTTGAAAAGCTGATCGAGGTTGCCGTTACGGCACTCGACACTCTCAAGCAATATGAGAGGGACGCAGGTAAAGGCGTCCGCAGGTCTATGATGATATCCGACGTTACGCGTACCGCTGAGTTCGCTTCTTCTGACCTAGAACAACAGGCAGAGGTTGGCGTTTCAAGGGGCCATTGGCCCTACTCAGTGGGAGGCACTTCGTCGACCGCCGACAAGATTGTCGGCGGCATCACCACACGGCTCACGCAGCAACTCCGCGAGGAGATCTGGTTTACCGGGTCTTTTTCGTACTATCTGCCAATCCCCCTGACAACAGTCGGGAAGATGGAAAAGGCAGTCAGCGACTGGAAGCTCCTTTACGGGAGTCCCATTAGCTGGGAAGCACTGTGGGAGTTGACTCCATGGTCCTGGTTTGTGGACTGGTTCGTCGACTTGCAGACACTAGTGTCTGCAGCGGAGACTTATCAGGACAAGAACCTCGTGATTAACTATGGGTATCTGATGCGTCGTGCAACCTGCACGACTACCATCTACTCAGATGTTCTCCCTCGATTCGCCAAGTCTGGCGGTGTTGAGAGAGTGGTTACGCAATACTCTTCTGAATTTAAGGAGAGAGTGCGCGCCAATCCGTTCGGATTCGAGTTCAAGACCCCTGAGGCCCTTGATGGGTTTCAGTGGTCGCTCCTCGCGGCCATCGGCTTAAGCCGGTAGCATGCGAATGACATCAACGATTCTGCCAATCCAGGCAGGACAAAATAACTATAAGTTATAAAGGAGAGTGCCATGGCACTAACAGATCCCCAGTCCGTTACCGTAGGCGGTTCAGCCGTTCCTCTTGCGAGGACCGTCACGAACCCGACCAACGCGTTGTACTCGTCATCCGACGGGCTCACAACGCTTCAGGTCAGCCATCAGCGGGGGACTAACGTGACCTCGAGCCTTATCAAGCTCGAGGTTAAGAAACTGAGCGATCCGGCGAATGTAAAGTCGCCGCTCATCCCTCTAAGCGCCCACACGGTAGTGAAGGCCCCGCTCGCGGGGTTTACCACTGCCGACAAGGTCGCACTCGTAAAGAGCCTGCAAGCAGCGCTCACAGCGAGTACCGACGCACTTCTTACGAAGTTCGTCAACTTGGAGTCGTGATCAGTTACGCCGCTCTTGCGGCGCTTCTGGTTTCGATCAGTCTGGTCTTGGCAGTTGTAGGCTTGATAACCTACGCAGTACTTTCTGCCTCTACCTCACGTTCGGGACGACGACACTAAGAGAGGGGCGGCCTCGGCCGCTCTTCTTGTGTCGTCTGTGGTCATGGCATTGGATCCTCTAGCCCCCATAGGGAGCATTGATGAAAAGCCAAATGATTACTCTCCTTGAACTCATCATCGTAGAACTAGGTGATGAATGTTCCGTGGTTACCGCTCGCGATATTAAAACCGTCGCGAGTCGTGTCGGAGATCAGGGTGTGTCGTTTCTTACGCTCACCTTACCTGCCTTCGAGAAAGACTTTGTAAAGAGTCTGGACGAAGGTATGGTAGCTCCTGCCTCGTTTGCCGGCTTCCGCCGGCGAGGTGGACTGCCCGAATTTTTGGGCGGTTTCCTTGAGCTGATCTTTGATCGAACTACGGGTATCCTCCTTGAGGAGCCCTCTATTCCGGCCATCCGCGCCGTGCGCCAGATTACTCTGATGTACGGGAAGGTGAAGCTGGAGTGTTCGCCGGACAGAGTCCGACGTACAGTCGAGGGCTACCTCAAGTGTGAAGAGGAATTGGGACAGGTCCGAGAGCATATAGTCGCAGAAGATCGCGACCGGTTCAAGGTCCTGGGGAACCTTCTGTTTGGGAATGTGTTTCGTCGAATTGACAACGACGTTGCGGAGTATTCACTCCTTCCCAAGCATGGTCCCGGGTCCACGGCAGACGGCCTCCTCGCTAACGCGAAGTGGGGCCTGAATACGTGGACTGAGCGGTTGGAAGAGGTGGCGCCACACTGGCGCTACGCTACTCCCCGTTCTTATCGTACCGACAGGTATGATACTGTTCAGTTTCTCGAACCTGGGGAAGAGTTGCCTGTAGAGGTGATTCTTGTCCCTAAAACGCTGAAAGCGCTACGTGTCATCGCCAGGGAGCCTACGCATATGCAATATATGCAACAGGCGGTCCTGGAAAGATTCACGGAGTACGTCCGAGAAGATAGTTTCTTGAGTCGTATGATCGATACGAAGTATCAGCTCCCTAACCAGGAGCTTGCTCGTGAAGGTTCCCTTACGGGTGCCTTGGCCACCATAGATTTATCGGAGGCCTCCGATCGTGTTTCCAACTTTCTTGTAGAAGACCTCACCGGGTTCTTTCCACATCTTCAAGATGTGGTTCAGGCCTCGAGGTCCAAGCAGGCGAGTGTTCCTGTGATATCCAAAGACTATCGGTCACTAAGTGATCTGTCGTCAATGGAGAGGGTAGTCATCCCTCTGCACAAGTTCGCGTCTATGGGTTCGGCTCTGTGTTTCCCTATGGAGATGGCTGTCTTCTTGACAGTTGTCTTCATGGGGATCGAGAGAGCCGAGGGTATCCGTTTCCGGACTATGTCCCAACTAAGGGCATATATGGGTCGGGTCCGTGTGTATGGTGATGATATAATTGTCCCTACGCATGCCACTTCCTCTGTAGTCGACCACCTCGCCCGTTTCGGGTTTGTGGTGAATCGCGGCAAGAGTTTCTGGACTGGAAAGTTCAGAGAGTCTTGCGGAGCAGAATACTACAACGGCCACGATGTTACTGTGACTCGTGTTCGGAACGTATTTCCGCAAAGCAGAGGAGACGTTGAAGAGATGGTATCAGCCGTCGACCTTCGTAATCAGCTTTACAAGGCTGGTTATTGGGGCGCCGTACGCTGGTTGGACGATGAGATTTCCAGTCTCATTCCGTTCCCGGCGGTTGCTGAAACTTCAACAGTCCTGGGCGCTTTCTCCTTTCTGGGTTTCGACTCTGAACGGATGTGTCCTGATCTCCAACGTCCCATGGTTAGGGGCATTGTAGTTAAGCATTCCAAACGCCACTCAGTGGCTGATGGTGATGCTGCGCTGATGAAGTTCTTCCTAAAGAGAGGCGATGAGCCAATCTACCAAGAAGATCATCTTGAATACGCTGGACGTCCCGTGTCGTCTAAACTAAAATACGGGTGGCACTACTCCAGTTAGGAGTGGTGGGTAGGTCCAGAAATGGCCTACCATCGG